TCTGCCATTTCATTTTTTTCATTCAAGAACTTCTTGACAAAATTATTAATGTCACTTTGGGTTTCTTTAATCTCGCTAGTATTATTAATATTAAACCTATATTTTTTGTCTCCTACTTGATAATCAAAACCTTTGAAATCATTTGAAAAAACATTATTAGTTTGATTTAAAAATACTTGCTTTTGCTTTTCAGCTACTTTAGATGCTTCTGCATTTTCTTTATTATAGCGGTTGAAAAATTCAACTGCTTTTTGTTGTTCTGGATTTAATCTTGATCCAGCTTTAATTTCTTCATAATATCTAGACTTCAATCCATCTAAATGGTTTTTAGCCTTTAATAGCTCTTCTTTATAAGCTATTTTCTTTTTGCGTATATCGCGTTCATCATCAAGATCTTCGTCGTACGCGAAATTGTCTTCCATTAAAAAGTCAATTTCTTCCTTGTCTAGATGAGGCCTTGTGTTCTCATAATACTCTCTTAATAATTGAGTCTCATTAAGTTTAGAATAATCTTGATTTAAACGCACATAATCTTCAAGAGTGCCGCCTGTTTCGTTCATAAAGTCTACAACTTTTTGAATATTTTCAGGTAGCTCAACACCGGATTCTTTTTGTTCAGCAATCGCTTCAGCTACGTCCTCTGTTAACTGATCGGTTTGCTCTTGTACTTCTTCTTCAATTATTTCTTCAAGAACGGGTTGCTCTTCATTTTGCTCGGAGCTCCGTACTTCTTCAACCACTTCTTCGCTACTTCCTTCGTCTTGGGGTTGTTCGATAACAGCATCGCTGTCATTTGTGCTTTGCTCTTGAACGGCATCCTCTTCTTTTTTTGGTCTTAAGTCTATTTTAATAACTTCATTATCAGCATTTTGATTAACAAATTGCTTTGGTCTTTTTACTTTTAGCTTTCCGGTTTCTTCAACTGGTTGCTCTTGAGTTTTTGCAGTAACTTCGTTAACTGCTTCTTTTTCTTGGTTTTCCATGATAAAATATTATATGATTACTTTACTATTATTACTTGGGTTCAAAAGAACCTAAGTCAAATCCACCGCCAATTATATCATTGCCTGATGACTCAAAGCTTTTTGGAGGCGTATTATTTTTTCTTTGTTCTATAAGCTCACTTTGCTGAGTAGCTTGTAGTTTTGTTCTTTCGTCTTTTCGGTCCTCTTTATAAGACTCTCTTGACTTATATAAATTAACTTCGGCGTCTTTAAGCTGCATGTTCATTTCAAATTCCAGCTTCATTAGTTCCATTTTAGCCATCTTTTCTTGTTGTAGCTTCTGTAATTCTAATTCAGCTTTAGTTTGCTCTAATTGCATTTTTTGCGAAATTATTGCATTTTGCTTCTGTACTTCTAATTGCGCAGCAACTTGTTGAGATTGAGCATTTGCTTGTGCTTGAGCTTGAATGTTTTGCTGTTGCATTAATTGATCTCGCTCTAATTTACGCTTGCGTCTAATCTTTAATAATTGATTAGCTAACTTTATGTTCTTTATATCGCGCAAATCTATAGCGTCATCTAAATCTATTAAACCAGCTGACAATGCTGTTTGTATATTATTTTCAAGCATAGCTTTTTCCTCATCATCCGGAGCTAGCTCAATAAATATACCAAAGTCATATAAATGCAGTTCCGACATTTCTTTTAAAGTGGCAACATTATGACCGCCAATCTTTTGTATAAACGCATCTGCTGTTGGTGAAAACTCTAATATATCAGATATTCTTAGCGACAAACATTCAGCAAGCTCAGCTGTAATAAATAAACCTGCGTTTAATATATGTCGTGTTGCTGTGTTTGAATTTGCAGCCGCCATTTTCTGTACCCCAACTAATGCTCTTGAATCTGGAGTACTACCGTCTCTTGCCTCATTAAGACCCGTTACATCACGGATCATTTGCAAATAATAGTTATATGTATTTATTAATGCTGATAACTTATTACCACCACTGCCGCTGGTGATTTCCTGAATTGGCACTTTGCCGGGATTCATATCGCCTTCTTGGGTAAATGACCTACCAATTACAGAACCAGTCTGGAAGAACATGTTTAATGCCTCCTGCGGGTTGTAATTAGTTCCATTGCCCAAATCAATTTCAGCTAATCCATCAGCGTCAAGATAGACTCCATCCGGAACCATTCTTGACATTATTTGTTGCAGCTTTAAATGCGTTAATTGGATCATATCAGCGAAACCAGTTATACGACTTACCAAAGATTCAATTTTACCTTTATACATTCGCGGCGCTACTATACTATAGTTCATTTTAACTTTAGTATAATCGCTTTTTGGTCGCATCATATTTTTAGCCATAGCCCATTTAAGTAATATATCGGTGCCCAATATAAGCACACCCTCATACAATACTTCTAATGATCTTGACATTTTGCCAAACTGCTGTTCTAATACTTCGACAGGTGGATCAAACTGGTCGTCTCTAAGCAATATCTTTGTAGCCCCGGTAGCCGTTTCTTTTACTTTATATACTTCGTTCATGTACGTTTTGTAATTGAAATACAAAACCTGAACCGTATTAGAATCAGCTTCGTTGTAATTTGTTAATGTTCTGTCGTAGAAACCATTGCTAGTATAAGCTGTTTTACTAATTCTTTCCATTTCTTCGTTAGTAAGATTTGGAAATTGTTTTTTAAGTTCGTTTAAAGGAACAAGCTTAATTTCACCAACATAATAAATATCTTCAAAATAAGGCGATTCAGTATACGAGTATACTAAATTAGCAGGGTCAACATATTCAACTTTTACGCCTTCTGATTGATTAAATGTATTTTTAGCCGCCGCAATACCTATTGTTGTTAAATCATAAGTAACACGTTTGCGTGTTAAATCATATCTATTGCCATTTAAAAGAGTATTTATAGCTTGCTCTTCCGCAATTTCTACGGCTTGCTTATAATTTAGCTGCATATGCAACTCTAACTCTTCTTTTGTGTCAGGCAATTCTTCAGGGTTATTTTCAAATAAATTAACCCCAAAAGATTCTAAAGCAATATCATTTAATTCTTGAGTCTGCATATCACGTATAATAGACTCCATATATTTTGTACGCTTGCTAACGCCATAAGGATCTTGTGAATATGCTTTTATATCAAACGAGCGCTCAGATATACCGTTTACCACAATATCAACAAATTTTGGTATAATAGGTACCGGCTTCCAATCTAAATTTAAATATGAAAGATCTCCATTAATAGATAATTCATCTTTATATTTTTGTATGCTTTGTTCGCCGCGAGCATATAGACGTAATCTATGGAATGCGTGCTGATTTGTTTTATACCTAGTCGTACCGCTATCCATTTTAAACCATTCATCTTGAATAGCTCTACCTACCTTTAGCCCATACTCAGCTGACATTTTTTCAGCATCGCTAGCTACTTGACTAGGGAAAAAATCTTTTATAACTGACTCAGCCATATTTAGTTTATTATTTTTGATATATTGCCGCTGTTTGTATATTTAGCGATATTTAAATTTAGTTTTTGTTTTTCTTTATCCGCAATTGGTCTATATAAATGCCTATTACATCCCATAATAGCTAATCCAGAACTTATAGCGGCATCAAATTTTGTTCTATTATTAATATCAAACCTCGCCCAATCATTTAATGTATTAGTAAAATACATATCGCCATAATCTCCATCTGATTTAATTCCTACATATTTATCTATATAAGATTCAATAGCAGCAGCGTGAGCTTGTTTTATATCCTCACTTGAGTTCGGTATTCCGCCAATTTCTTTTTCGGCGGTTGATAATTTATTCCATAAGCGATCAGGACGATTCATTGAATAACCCCTATAGCCTCTTCTTTTTAAATAATATAATAATCTAGGTTTATTATTTTCAGCTAATAATGGCATCCCATAAAATACTAAAGCCATTAGTACATCTTCAAAAAACATTTCAGCAGTTTGTGGTCTTGCTACATATTCTAAAAAGAAAAAATGAGGAGGGTGATCCTCCATGCTAAATGTTGTTAAACCGTGCAAAGCTCCTTTTGAGCCTCTTCCGTCAGTTGTTCCTGATATATCATAACTGTCACACCCAAAAGCACCCATATGCTCATTGCCTGGATACTTAATACCATTACGTATAATTTGCCTGTTTTGTAATTCAGCATTAGGAACCCAAGTTATTTTAAACCTACCGTTCGGATTTGGTGTAAATTTAACTTTACTATCTTTAATACCATTTTCCCAACTAAAGCTACCTGTGTTAATAACATTACTATTTCGCAGGTCTTCATTATAATCAATCTGTTCGTATATTTTTGTTAAATTAAATATACTATTTTTAGTCTCATCTCTAAACGCGTGCTCTTCTGTACGCGGAAACTGTCTATAATATTCATTTAAAGCATCCTGGTCATTCTTTAAACCATCAGCTTCGTTTTGCCAGTGCTCTATAACCCCTACGTCAATTTGGTCGCCGTAAGGTCCTTCTGTGTATTCTTCTGGAGTGTTGAATACAGGTATTCCATAAGCATCAATGAATCCTTCGTAGTTCCATTCCATAGGTATGAACAAAGAATATAATCCTGAAGCAGTCTGTCCATTGCGGTTTCTTTTGGTAACATCTGAAGCATAATAAAGTTTTTTAAAATTCTCCCCTCCTTTATCCAACGAGTTCGATGTTGAACCCATCATACATTTGCCAATAATCCTGCTACCTAACCTTAATGTTGTTTTTGTTACACGCCAGTTATTCAATATATTATCAGGTCTTTCCCATTTACCACTTTCGTCGTGTACTAATAGTTTTAATTTTTCACCATCATAACTATTGTCTCCAGTATTTTTCCAGTCAATTGTTGTATCAAGACCTTCTAGTTGTTCTCTTTGTTCCGATGACTGTATAGACTTTCTTGTTAGCTTTGAAGCTGGTACTCTATAAGCAAGTTCCGTTTTTGGGCGGTCCATACCATCTTGTATTGGCTTAAAGAAGAATGGATAATTAACAGATATTGGAACTACCTTGTCTGTAAACATTTTTTTAGCATCCGCTCCTGATTTAGATAATATACCAAATCTAGCGTCACTTGATATTGTAGCTAAGTTTACAGTTTCAGAGGATGACATAAATGAAAAACCAGATCGCCGGTTTTTAAGATAACACATCCCATAGCTTCTACTATCAGCTTTACAAGCCTCCCAAAATATAAAAAATAATCTATTGGCCTCTCTAAAATTCGGTTGTCCTACATCTATTTTAGTCCATTGTAGGTACATATAATGAGTACCAGTAATGTAAGTAGCCATACCTCTATTATAGAACCAATAGCCTTCTTCGCGTCTTCTGAATTCTTCATCGATATATGCTTCCCATTTTTCTTTAAACTCATCTGGATATGTTTTCCAATCAAATATACTTTTAATGTTTTTAAGCTCTTTAGGATACTCTTGTGCTTCCCACTTATTGTTACCCTTAATTATATTTTTAGGCTCGTTAGGCAGCGCTATTTTGAGTCCTTGGATCTCATATATCTCTCCTATTTGACCCGTCTTTGATATAACTACAATATCGTGCTCTTTATTGTAGCCATAAGCCCATTTCTTACCTTTATTTAATCTATGTACGGTAGTATTTTTTATAGGCTCAATAACCTTGTATAAATTTTGCTCGTACATTATTTAGATCTTCTTTCGGCAAAACCTTTAAAAGCTTCTTTTTTTTCTTCTTTGGGTTTGTTTTCCAATATAGCCTCTTCTTCTTGAATCCTATTTAATATCTCAAAAGCGTCGAATATTGCAAGCTTTTTTGTAGCAGCGGCATTCTTAAGGCGGTCAGCGGAAACATCGTCATCTGTATTCGTGATAATTTTTTCTTCAGCCACCTTAATTAATTCCTCAACTGCTTTGTGACCAGCTAGGATTATATTCCTCTTCGTTTCCTTGATATTCATATTTAATTAAAATTAAATTACTAGGTATTCTGTATAGTCTTTCTTTTTCAATAAAAAACTCATACTCTACACCAGGCTTAAAGCCGACTAAAGAATCTTTTTCAACAATACCGTCGCTGTATTTTACAATACCTATTCCTTCTTTTTCTTTATTTATAGAAAACTTTTCTGTTTCTTTTATTGGTTTTATAAAACAAAATCCATCAATACATTGCCATTCACCGTTTCTTTTATATGCAAATATTTGATCTGGCTGCACTATAAATTCATTTTCGTTTAAAAAGTTTCTACTATTTTTTTCTTTAGCTCTAATATCATAGAATCTTCTAAACACATTATGATGTACTAATACCTCGTCGTCAATTTTTATTTTTGTGCTATACGCAAGCGGCAATCCTTTTACAACACCCAATCTACTGACATAATGGTGATTTTGCAATTCTGTATTTAATATTAATTCAGAATCTTCCATTTTTTTTACAGCTGTGGTGCGCCCGCTTTTTGGTTCAACTATAAAATTAAATAGAGTATTCATTAATATTCTAAATCATATTCAACCGCAATTGCCATGTTTTTATTAAAGTCTTTCCAAGGCAGTATTTCATCATTTTTTTTAATATAAATAGAGTACTTAGTTTCTTCTTCTATTATATGCTCTATAATATGACCACCATACACTTCCTGTCCAACAGAATAGTGCATGGCGTCATTTTTATAGTCTTTACCTACACTAATCTTCCTTACTAAGCTCATTTTTTGCAATCTTACCATCATTGATATCAATGCTAATATCTCCGTAAGCCTCTCTTAATTCTTCTTGAAATTTTTGAAGATCTTGTTGAACAATTGAAACGCTATGTAATAGCCCGTGCTTTTCAATTTCTAATTCTCCAATTTTTAATTGATGCTGATTGTAATTTTTTACCAAGTCTTGTAGCTTAGTTAATTCTTCTTTTTTAATTTTTTTTG